GTATGAGAATATACAGTAAGTTTACAGATTATTACGACTCTGCTCGTGGTTACGGGATTGACCCAAATGCTTTTTATGATCGATCCACCATTGACATGGAAGCTGGTTGTAAGCCACTTCTCGACTTGATCTATACCCATGCGCCCATGGGTCCAAGATACTACAACAGAACTGGGGTGGAACACTTTACTGTTGTATTTTGTGGCAAGGTTTACTATGGTGTTAAATTAATATCCATGTCTCAAGATAAATTGCATGTTGGATATTTTTATGATGTTGAGTCTTTCTATGAATATTATGTAGATAACGTGGATACCATTGAAAGCTCCACTCCAAGTTATTACAGAACCTTTCAGTATGCGAAGAATCCCAAGGAATACTACCGCAAATATTTCGATAGATCGGTTGATCAAACCCGTATCATTGAAGCATTAAGGTCATCTGATATATTGAGGCCCGTTGTTTACATCGAAAGTAAAGAACGAAACAGAAGACTAATCACCATTGACCCTATTCTCAGAGACATTGAGTTCTTCAAGGTTGTCAACTCATATGAAGCATTCCAGGAAATCAGTATGTTCGTTTCGGGGATAATGGGTGGACAATCCCCCGAATTGGTTAGACTATCTGATAACGATTTGATTAAGAAGCGAGGCTTCGATAAACAATCCTTCAGAACACGAAAACCAGATTACACATTATGATAAGGACGCCTTATGAGGAAATTAGCAACAATTCGTGAAATTACAGATATCCAGCCTATTGAAGGCGCGGATGCTATTGAAGTAGCATCCGTAGATGGATGGGATGTTGTTGTCAAGAAGGGGGATTTCGATGTAAACCAACATGTAATTTATCTCGAAATCGATTCGTGGGTTCCTCATGAACTTGCTCCATTTCTAACGCGTGGTGAAAATCCGAGAGAGTACCATGGGGTTCGAGGCGAACGCCTTCGGACGATCAAGTTGCGTGGACAAGTGTCCCAAGGCCTCATCTTGCCTGTTGATGTACTACAATCGATTCCCCACACTAATTTGCCTGGTGGATATGTACAATATGGTGATCACGAGCCTATTCGTTTATTTGATACTGCAAGCGATTTGACGGAAATCCTTAATATTCAAAAATGGGAGGCTCCAATCTCAGCTCAGTTGCGGGGCGTTCAGAAGGGTAATTTTCCCTCCGATTTGGTTCCTAAGACTGATCAGGAACGGATTCAGAACTGCATTCGAGATATCACTAAACGGCCTGAGCAGACGTATGAGAAAAGTTTGAAGCTGGATGGGTCATCGTGCACAATCCTACGTCTTGCAGGTGAGATTCGGGTATGTTCTAGGAATATGGAATTGGTGATCTCGGATGATAATGCTGAAAATACCTTCGTGAAGATGGCTCTGAAACATCAGAACTCCATCGGGGAGGGGTACGCTATGCAAGGCGAGCTAATGGGTCCTGGTATTCAAGGCAATAGAGAGAACTTCAAAGAGCATAAGTTCTTCGTGTTCGATATCTATGATATGATTGAACGTAAATATCTGGACCCTTTGTGTCGGCGGATGGTGTGTGAATCCGTGGGCTTGGATCATACGCCCATTCTAGATAGATCAGCACCTGCACCCTCGAGTGTAAAAGCGGCTATTGAGGATGTTGATAGCATTTCATCTATCAACCATAAGATAGCGGAAGGTGTGGTATACAAGTCAAACATTGATGGTTTTTCGTTCAAGGTGATATCCAATAAATTTTTACTCAAGGAAGGAAACTGAGATGCAAAAGACTCGTCTAATAGGTGACATTCACGGTGATCTATCAGCTTATGAAAAGATTATCGAGGGTAGCGACAACAGCATTCAAATCGGCGATTTCGGCATTGGTTTCGCGGGAGACTATTGGCATGAAAAGGTAGCTGATCTCCACACGAACCCCAATAGACGATTCATCAGAGGCAACCACGATGATCCTGGTAGGTGTCGTGAAACCGCTGGGTGGATTCCTGATGGGACAGTGCAAGATGATGTTATGTTCATTGGAGGGGCTTGGTCGATTGATGCTGGCCGTCGTGTTGAAGGGGTGTCGTGGTGGCGTGACGAGGAGAATTCGTGGGAAGACTTCTATAGATTTATCGACATCTACGCACAAGTAAAGCCGCGTGTTTTAATCACACACGACTGCCCAACTGAAATATCAAAGACGATGTTTATTGATTCAGGGCTATCACTTGGGGACACTGCATTTAAGACGAGAACCGGAACAGCCTTGCAAAATATGTTTGAATTACACCAACCAGAGCAGTGGTATTTTGGGCACTGGCATCACACTAAAACCTACCTTGAAAATGATACCAAGTTTATGTGTTTAGGAATCGACGATTTTATCGATGTTAATCTGTAGGTCTAAATAACATCAAGCATTGACTCATACTTTATTTGATGTTATTATAAAGTGAACTAAGAGGATATAATATGGAACCTACTCTATACATCTTGATGCGAACGGATATTCAAGATATGAATCCTGGTAAGGCAATTGCACAGGGGAGTCACGCCACATCAATCTTTGAGCAGTGGATGCGGATGATTCATAAAAGCCCTGGTCACCATGGCGACTTGATCTCCGAATATAATCAGTGGCGTGAGGACCGGTCATTCGGTCGAGTTATCACCCTTGAAGCAACTCTCGACCAAATCCAACGCGTCTGCCTTGAGAATCCCTTAAGTGGCACGACGATCGATCCAACGTATCCATGGCGGAATCACTATGGGCAAGTGTTTCTCAGCGAAGAGGTTACTTGTGGATGGGCGTTCATTTGCAATTGTGTGGATGGGCCTAGTGAAACTTTAAAGTCTCTGCAACTGCATAGGTGACGCATGAATAAACAACAAATCTTCGATAAGGCATACACTAAAATAATCGAGCAGGGTGGTCCAAGTTATGTCCCCTCACAACGGTTATGCTTCTATAGAGGACCTGATGGCCGTAAGTGTGCTGTTGGGCACTTCATTGATGATGAAGTAGCATCAAATTGGGAGGGGTGGGCTATCTCAGACCTTGACCTTGACCTCTTGGAGATGTCAGAGACTGTCTCTGACAATAAGGCATTATTCGAAGCTCTCCAAGGGGCACATGATAATGCGACAAACCGAACTCACGGTGATAAATCGTTCATGAGGCTATACAAAAAATTGATGCAACCTATTGCCGTTACCTTTAAACTCAACCTCCCAACTCAGAAAGTCTAACAAAATGAGGCATATTATTTTAAGCGCTGCTATTGCTACTCTCGTTGCTATTCCAGCATCTGCAGGTCTACAGTGCTTCCCATCGAAGAAAAGTGAAACAGGTAATTGATTGTAATCTGGGGTACTCCGTTATGCAGGTTCTGCGAGAAGGCTAAAACTCTCGCAGAACAATACAACTTGACGTATGAGTATGTTGATGCGACCACGTCGAAAGACTTATTTCTAAAGACGTTTCCCAACGCCACGACTGTTCCTCAAATCACGTGGGGAGGACGATATGTGGGGGGATACTGTGAGTTCGCCATTGAGGTGGAGAATACCATTGGTGGATATGGTAAAGGAGCGTTTTGATGAATAACATTGCACGTGGGGGCACTGAGCTAATGGAGGAGCGGATCAACTCCATTGATCCAACCCTGTTATCCAACTTTCAGATTATTCACTCGCGTGTGCGTGATATTGATGAAAATAAGAAGACAGTCCTAGTTCTTCACGACCTTGCTCAAGATCCTGAAGTCCAACACCTGAAAGATGGTGGATGGGCAAAGTTTGATAAGCTAATATTCGTGTCAAATTGGCAGCAAGAGATGTACAATTTATATCTTGGTGTTCCATACTCTGCTGGATTCGTTTTACCTAATGCCATTGAACCAATTCCATCCCACGATAAACCAGATGGGGTAATACGGTTAATGTATTTTTCGACTCCTCATAGGGGACTCGACATCTTATATGCAGCCTTTAATCAACTAGCAAGCGAATTCAGTAATGTTGAGTTGAGTGTTTTCTCATCATTCGATTTATATGGGTGGCCCGAAAACGATAAGCCATTTCTCAAGCTGTTCGATAAACTACAAGCACATCCCAAGATCGAGTACCACAAATCCGTGTCGAATGATGTTATCCGGGCCGAAATCCAACGATCGCATATATTCGCATACCCATCTACGTGGCAGGAAACATCTTGTCTATGCTTGATCGAAGCAATGTCAGGTGGCTTGATTTCTGTACACTCATCACTTGCAGCATTACCTGAAACATCAATGGGATTGACTGCGATGTATGGGTACGTCGAAGATAAGAACATGCACGCTGAGATTTTGTATGGTATGTTGTATCAGATGGTGCAAACGTTTAACGACTCTGATGCACGAAAGTCGCTGCAGAGTCGGTTGAAGTACACCAAAGCAATTGTTGATAGTAAATACTCGTGGGAATCACGAGCACAGCAATGGACTGCTATACTCAAATCCCTATTGTAATATGGCTATTACTGTAGTAATATATTATTTAGAGGTATAGGAGATATTTAATGGTCCGCAAAATGACGAGTAAAAAGGTAGCAAACTCTCGCAAGGCAAGAGTAGGCAAGATGGCTCAGATTATCGAAGAGAAGCACGTGGGGTACGAGACTGAAGACTGGGGGAGTGTAACCAACTTCGAATCTGCCTTCCGTGATACCCTTCGTCACTACGGATATTTCTATGACACAAAAGAATTCTTCAAATGGGGGACGGATTGGGTCAAGAAGAACATGACCCCCTCTAAGTTGAAGCACTTCAAGGCGGCTGATCAATGGCGCTTGTCAGTTACTGCAGCTAGCATGGCTCGCATGGAGATGAAGGGCGCTGATCTCGGAGATCGACGCAAGTGGATGATTGCGAAGATCGAGGAGGTTGTTGCTTATGGTAAATCCAAGGCAAAGCCATCGATTGGTAAAGCACGAGTTGCCACGAACCGCAAATCACCATCAGAACTAGTTAAAGAGAAGACTAATGATCTGATCGCTGATATTGAAGATGTTGTGGATAACTGGGAGAGTTCTAGCGAATACTCCCTATTTGCGGAGTTACAGAAGGTAGAGGCTGCGTATATTAGCGCTAAGGCTATTTCCGATTATTACACTCCCTTATTGGTAGAATTGGTAGAGTTGACGAAGAAAAAGACCCCGGATCTCGTTGAGGCTTACCATGATATGCCAGTTCGTAAGCGGACCAAATATCTAAAGTTTATTGAAGGACTCGTTAACGACGCCCAGAAGTATATGGATATCAAAAAGGCCACACGAAAGCCACGTGCTAAAAAGATGGCGTCTGTATCATCACAAGTGTCTATGGTCAAGTACCTGAAAGAAAGTAAAGAGTTCAAGATTGCTAGCATTGATCCTTCTAAGATTATTGGAGCAATGGAGGTGTGGCTTTTCAACACAAAATATCGCACGCTAAGTCGTTTAGTATCGTCAAGCAAAACAGGTTTGACTGTTCGTCGCACCACAATCCGAGATGTTGATATGGAAGCTTCATCGAAGAAGCGAATCAGTAATCCCGAGGAATTCTTGGGGACAATTGCTAAGGCCACGAAGGCTCGAGTTAACAGAGAATATAAAACGTTGAAGACAAAAGCCAGCAGCACGACTAGCCAAGTCAACGCAGACACTATTATTCTGAAAGCGTTCTAATGATACCTGACATCGACCCTAGAGATTGGTTCTCGTGGGAAGGGGTGGCTCGGATTCAGGAAGCTGCTGGAGCACAAGCAACTGACGAGGGAGCAACGGGGGTTGGTCACTATTTTCGCCAGAAAGAGATATTTGACGAGCTATTAGATAAACGTGAATCGTATAAGGAACGTAGTGCACGTTGGTTAAGTGATCAAAGGGCGAAGCATACTGTACCACCCAATCGGTTACGTGATGCGCTGCAAGCGATTGCTGATGGACACAATGATCCACGATCACTTGCACGCGAGGTTTTGGATTTACTTGACTAACGTGTTGGTATGTTGTATTATATTATATAATATATACAAATGAGGATAAAATATGGTTAAGATAATTTATGAAGCGTTCGATTGTAGTTGGGGGATGTGTGTTGATTCTCGTTGACTTAAACCAAGTGATGATTGCCAATATGATGATGTCATTGGGGTCTCACAAAAACGCACCGATCGATGAAGATATGATTCGTCATATGGTATTGAATTCACTTAGAGCATATCGAACCAAATTCAAAGACGAGTTTGGGGAGTTGGTCATCTGTGCTGATGATAAGAACTATTGGCGTCGTGATATATTCCCATATTACAAAGCAAGTCGGAAAAAGAACCGTGAAGAATCAGAACTCGATTGGTCAGCAGTCTTTCAAGCACTAGATTCTATTAAAGCTGATCTCAAAGAGATTTTTCCATACAAAGTTATTCAGATTCCGACAGCGGAAGCTGATGATATTATCGGAACACTTGTCCACGAATTTGGACAAGTGTTGAATGGCAAGGAGAAGATTCTGATCCTCTCTGGTGATAAAGACTATATTCAGCTGCATAAGTATGGGAATGTTAAACAATACGACCCAACGCGAAAGCGGTTCATTGAACATGCAGATCCAGAGCACTATTTGCATGAACATATAATTAAGGGGGATTCGGGAGATGGTATCCCGAATATTCGCTCTGCGGATAACGTGTTTGTTCTACGGATTCGTCAAAAACCAATTACTCAGAAACTACTGGGGCAATGGTGTACCCTAAATACGATGGAGGACGATATCAAACGAAATTGGGATCGCAACTCTGCTCTAATTGATCTCACTCGTGTTCCCGAAGATATTCAGGGTGAGATTATGAGTGCTTATGCTGAAGAGGTAGAGGGTGATCGAAGTAAGTTGATGAAGTATTTCATGACCCACAAACTCAAACACTTAATGTCTAGTATTGGAGACTTTTAATGACAACAACCTCTATGGCAGAAATCGTCAACACTGCCTGTAAGATGACAAACAAATCTGAAAAGATTGAGTGGCTGAAAGCTAACAACTCTAAGCCACTTCGTAACGTCCTCAAGATTATGTATGACGATACGTTGGAATTGAATATCCCTAATACAGCGCCACCGTATCATCCATCTGAGTCCCCTGACTCACACGGAATGTTATATCGGGAGACACGTAAACTACAGTACTTCGTAAAGGGGTATGCGGGGGATGGCTTGACGCCCCTACGACGAGAATCAGTATTTATTCAGATGCTAGAGAGTGTCGATAGGGATGATGCTGTATTACTAATTCAGATGATCAATCAGAAGCCTCTGCCTGGTCTTACAGCAGCAACGATTAACGCCGCGTTTGGTGAAATCGTTCCAGCAAAAAAGTATGGAAAAAATGCCAAAAAGATTTGACGACGACTATTGGGATGGTGATGGTAACTACGAAGAGTTCCACAGCAAAGATGATAAGCGGTATGATGATAAGCGAGCTTCTATTCAGATTGCTCGCAAAACAAAGCGAAAGATGAAGAGTTCGTGGATGGAAGAGGAAGATTAATTGAACCTACACACTAAACTTATTCTGACTGATGCTGATGGCGTGCTCCTTGCATGGGAGCACGCCTTCGATGAGTGGGCGCGAGCTCAAGGGTACAAAAAAGTTAGAGCTGATGAATATGGGATGAATGAAAAGTATAATATTCCTAAAAAGGAATCACAGTATCTAATTACCAAATTCAATCAGAGTGCTTGGGTTGGGTGGATTTCACCATATCGTGACGCAATCAAGTATGTCCGTAAGTTGCATGAGGAGCATGGATTCATCTTCCGAGTGATAACATCATTTGAGCAAGATATGTTTTCCGTTCGCCTCCGAGAAATGAATCTCCATAACACGTTTGGAGCGAATGTATTTGATTCTATCCATTGCATAGGCAATCAAGATAAACGCGATTACCTCAAACCCTATGAAGGTACTGGATGCTTCTTTCTCGAGGATAAGCCATCGAACGCAGATAAGGCAGGGCCTTTAGGTATTCAAGGTGTGTTGTTCAACCACCCGTATAACAAAGACCACGTAAATGATGACCTGATCCGAGTTGATAATTGGAAAGAGTTTCATGACTTAGCTGTGAATTGGGAATCTTCTCCTAGAATGCTTCTATCGTGATCTATACAATATAAATAGATGTGTGAAGAGTGTTATGAAGCGCCTAAGGCGCTTCTATACGTTAGGAGACTTAAAATGCCTATCTATGATTTCGTTAATGAAGAAACCCTTGAAGTTGAAACACACTTTATCAAGATGGTAGAGCTCGACGAGTTCTGCACAAATAACCCACAACTCAAACAAAAACTGTCTGCCCCCGGATATGCTGATTCGGTTCGATTAGGCGTGACTAAAACGCCTGAGAGCTTTAATCAGCTACTCAAAAACATTAAGGGAAGGAACCGAGGTTCGACGATCGAAACAAGATAAGGACTCATTGAATGGCTTCTCAAAGAACAAGAAGAACAAATAAGAGAGACAAACGCCAACAACGATCAGGGGGAATTGCAGCAAACGTCAACGTTGTGCCACCCAAATTTGGATTTACCCACGCAATCAAGCCTATAACCGGCAATCAGGAATATGCTTTCGAGTCGTGGAATCAGGGATTTAATTTGATGCTGCATGGTATTGCAGGAACTGGTAAAACCTACCTCGGATTATATTTCAGCTTATCAGAAGTCATGAAGAGAAACTCCCCACACAAGAAAGTCTATATCATTCGATCAACTGTTCCGACCAGGGATCAAGGATTCATGCCAGGAACACAGAAGCAAAAAGAAGCTGTGTATGAAGAGGCTTATGTGGAGGTTGCTAACGAATTGATGGGGAGAGGTGATGCATATCAAATTCTCAAACAACGCGGTCTAATCGAATTTAGATCAACATCATTTCTTAGAGGTCTTACGCTAAGCAACTGCATCATCGTTGTAGATGAGGTACAGAATATGTCTGACGGGGAGCTTCACACAATTATGACTCGAGTTGGAACTGACTGCAAGATTATATTCTGTGGTGACGTTAAGCAAGATGATCTCACAAACGAGCGTAAAAAGGAAGTGTCTGGTTTACGTAAATTTATGAGAGTTATCGATACAATGGAGGAGTTCGACTTCATTGAGTTTTTCGCAGAAGATATTGTCCGTAGCGATCTAGTTCGTAGTTATATCATAGCAAGGGATAGGCTTGGGCTATGAGTGGTATGTGGTACGTTGGAGAGGTTGTGGTGGACTTGGATGGTAACAATGCTATCCAAGTCAAATCAGAGCATCTCAAAAGAATGGGGTGGAATGAGCAGGAGCTGCTGAATTGGATGCAAGAGGAAGAGGATGAAGAGTTGGACGAGGTGAAGTGATGCCAGCAGCAGCGAGAGGATTCGGTTCAGATTCAGTGTCTACAGGTCACGGATGCGATGGAACAACCACAACAGATGAGGCGTCCTCAAAGGTGTTCTCTGATGGGATAGGTATCGTCCGATTGGGCGACGATGATGCTGTTCACACGTATCCTTCTGGAGGAGGCTGTGTTCCCCACACAGTGAGCTTATCATCAGCTTCAACTAAAGTATTCATAGAAGGGTTAGGTGCAGGTCGCGAAGGTGATTCGTATGGAAGTGAGGTTATCACATCTGGATCCCAAAAAGTGTTTATCGGAGGATGATGTGAGATTTAAAGAATTTAGAGAAACATGCGCGCGAAAATGTGTTCTAGCAGAGTGCTCTGATCAAACCCAACTATATCTCATGGATTGGTGCATGCAGCATGGATTTGATTTAACTAAGTCGTATTCAGGAGACGAGATTAATCCACTTGATTTTGGGTTCCACACTACAGTAATGTTTAGCACCTCAAGCCACTGCTTACCTAATATTAATATGGAGATCGGTGAGTTCGATTTACAACCCGTGAAGTTTAGTGTCTTGGGGGAGAATACCCCTGTATTGGAGGTATTTTCCCCTAAACTGCTGCAGTTGCGCGATGTATACGAGAATCAGCACGACATGAAATCGTCATACCCCGACTACAAACCTCATATTTCACTATCGTATAACTGGAGTGGTAGCGTGGAAGACTTTACTCGCATGCCTTTTCCTGGTGGCTTAGGGGAGAGGCTCACTGTTGATAGACTTGTAATGAGTGATATCAAAGAACAATGATATTTACCCATATACCGATGGAAGCTATGCCTGAGCTCGTTGACGAGACCTTAGCATCGGGACGAACATATCAGACCCCAGATGGAAACAGATATCCATCGATTACGACTGTTCTAAAGATTCTGTCAGATGAAGGAATCAAAGCTTGGCGTGATAGGGTAGGCAAAGAGGAATCGTCTAAAGTCTTACACCAAGCATCAGTTCGTGGAACAAAAGTTCACGAACTGGCTGAGCGATACATAAACAACGACCCTAAATGGGATCGTGGTGCAATGCCAATCAACTTGTTTACCTTCAACGGCCTAAGATCGATACTCGACTCAAGAGTTAATAATATAATGGCTCAGGAAGTCCCTCTATACAGTGATAAGTTAAAGATTGCTGGACGCGTCGACCTCATTGCTGAGTTTGATGGTGAACTCACAATCATCGACTTCAAAACTGCACGTAAAGCTAAAAAGGAAGATTGGGTGATCGGGTATAGGCTTCAAGCCTCGTTTTATGCTGCTGCTTTCTATGAAAGAACTGGGATACCCATACGAAAGTATGCTGTCTTGATCAGCCCCGATGGTGCTGAACCGCAAGTATTTGCTGGAAATACGTATGAGAATATCAAGCAATTGTGTGACGTTCGTAGAGAGTATTACAACCAATACGGTATTTGATAGTTGACTTGGACCATGGTCTATAGTAACATTAAATATGGATAATACACCAATAATAAGTTTTTCAAGAGAGTATAGATTCCTCTCCAACTTCTGGCCATGTCAGGTAATAGGCCCGAGTGATCTAATATATCCCTCTGTTGAGCACGCTTATGTTGCAGCTAAATCCCTTGACGCGTCTATTCATACCCACGTCAGCAACCTATTGACTGCTGGTAAAGCTAAGCGCTTTGGTCGTGATTTGGAGTTGCGATCAGGGTGGAATGACATTAAACTTCCCCTGATGAGACATTATGTAAGTCAAAAGTTTGCGGATCCAACACTGTTTAATATGTTGAGGTCTACTGGTAAGGTGGAACTGATCGAGGGGAATACGTGGGGTGACACTTATTGGGGCCAATGTCCAATAGGTGCAGGGCGTAATCACTTAGGTAAAATATTAATGGCGATACGAGATGATATCTCAATGAAAGGTACTGTGTAATGGGGACATATAGCAATCTATCCAAATTTCTTGCTAGGATTATCTTAACGTTTATCATCATTGGTTTGGGGGCAGTTGGGATGTGGCTATTTACTATCCCTCTCATTAATGCGGTCGTGTGGGTTCTTGTCTGGACAGTTGCGGGGATTCTTGTACACCTAGTGTGTGTTGATGAAGGATTGAAACATACGAAGCCATGATAAATAGATAAGCCTTCTGAGTCTTATCATAATAATAATAAGGATTCGATATGCTAAAATATGTTACACTGGCCCTGATTATGGGGTCAGTCTTTATGGGATGGACTTGGGCTGCGTTGGCAGTTGCTAGTATTGCAGTTGTAACAGCGTCCGTCTTTTATCTATTATGCTTTAATCTTATCGCTGGGTTGAAAGAGTCTTCGTTGACTGACGACTTTAGTGTGGCTGAGCTTGGAAGTCTTAGAGTGGTTCAGCTTGCCACCCTTGCGTTTATGTGGATGACAGGATTCCATATTGCTGCAGTATTTATTTTGCCGTGGGTTGCTATCATGACCTTAACTGATGTGATGTCTCTCAGTGTACGTTGGGGCTGGGTTGAGATAGAACCATCAGACTCAGACGAATAATCTCGTTGACTCTTCTCGATTAATTGGTATATTTAATATATAGGCAGTTATATAGAAAAGTGAAGAGCAATGAAAATTTTCAGCATTATTGGAATGATCGGATCAACCGTGTCCTTGGTAGCAATGGGAATGACTTACGCTAAAGAAGTTTCAGCAGACGAGAAGGCTCTTCTGAAACATGAGTTTGAGGTAGCACGCAATTGTGTTGCCACTAACATTTATCACGAAGCACGATCAGAATCAATTCTCGCCCAGAAGGCAGTAGCTTTTGTCACATTGAATAGGGTTCAACACACCGCGTATCCTGATGACCCTTGTGCGGTTGCTTACGATGCGGTCTTGGATAGTGCTGGAAACCCTGTTCGATACAAATGCCAGTTCTCTTGGTATTGTGATGGGAAATCAGATAAGACAACAGATCAACGTTCATGGAAAAAGGCAGTCGATCTCGCCAGTGATGTTCTCCGTGGATATGGTAAGGTTGAAGATCCAACGGATGGTGCTGTGATGTACCATGCAACTTATGCAGATCCATATTGGGCTCCCCATTATGATAAAACAGTTCAGATTGACACCCATATCTTTTATAAGTGAGCTTAATGATATCACCGTGTGTATCCTTGTGTCGTTTAGACCCAGAAACAAAAATTTGTGAGGGGTGTAAACGCACCCAAGTGGAGATCTTCATGTGGTCAAAGTATAGCGAGGATGAGCGCGTGGAAGTTATGAAGCGAGTAGCATCATCATGAGAGAGGTTCCCATGGAACGAATCACAAATGAGGATCTTAAAAGAATGAGCCACGGCCAGTTGATTGAGTTGTGGGAAAGTCTTAACGACAAGATTGAAGCAATTGATGCTCAAGAATACTCCCAGGTTGCTGAGCAAGCTAATAATCAACTATGGTCGTTGCTAAAGACGTAGGATAGAGAGTGTTGTATATAATATCCTCCATAACCCATGCCTGTAAGCTGTGGTATGCACCCTGAGATATTTGCTAGTGATCATCGCGGTATTTTGGAAGTGGCGTGCGGAAGGGAGGGTTGCTCCTCACGGAAGCCACGAGGATATTATCTACAGCGCTGTTGTCTTTCAGGGTGTGTGGATGTATAAATAAAACATGGTTGTTTGATACAACTTGAACGACTTCTGGACACGGCTTCGATGCCGTCACCTCCACCATAAGTGCATTAGTGTCTTCGATTGTAATGATCGGCGCAATGTTAGGGCTTAATAATGACTCTGGGTTTGCTGCAGCCACCCTTTGATCAGACTAATGCACTTATGATGGGGGTGAAAGGGTTCGACAGAGGTAACTAGAGAAGAGTAGACCGTCCCGATCTAAGCTGGGTTAACGCGAAGAAACGCAATAACTGCAAATGTTAACGCACAACCAGAAATGGTACTAGCAGCTTAATCGCTGCTTGGGCTTACAGACTGCCTAGAAACAGAAAATCTGCTCAGAAAGGGCGCTTCGGTGCCCTTTCTTTTTTAGCAACATCAGATACGTACTTTACATCTTGCTAAATGCCGAGTATTAGTGTATAAGTATGTTACAATACAACAATTGGGAGATTGATTAGTGGCTGTGAATATTGCAACGTATTATATCGAAGGTCTGCAGGGACCACGTGCAGAAGTTATTCTTAGAAACGATGAATACCTCATTGAGTATTATGATGCTGCAGGCGATCTTTTTCAAACTGAAAGCTTTCCTGGTAAGTCTGTCCACTTCGTTGAAAGCGCAGCAGAAAATTGGACTCTTGGTATCAAGGTGCTGAATGGGTGATTTGATCAACCCTGGAATCACAGGAGATACATTCGATGTTGAGGTCAACTTGGATGCGGGGATCGTTAAGGTCGCTGGGCTACCTCTGTTCGAGGCTGATCGAAAACTGGCACACATCTTCTTGGAGGCCTACAAAATGGGCCGAAACCACAAAAAGATGGAAATACGAAAGGTATTGAATCTACAATGAAGGAATTAAACTCTGAGAAGATCATGCTTGATATTCAGAGATATGTAGAAACTGGAGTTCCATATATCGATGCAGTCGTTGAATATGCTGCAGTCGAAGGGTTAGAGATTGAGCTGGTTGGAGAAATCATTAGACGATCTCCCATTCTCAGATCCAAGATCCATGGAGAAGCTGAAAAGCTCCGTATGGTGGAGCCAACAAAGAAACTGCCAATCTGATGACATACAACACATCTGAGGCGTATGAGCTTTATATGTTCTACCTAGCCATCAAGAGACATTTTACCTCCACATACGACTATTTCAAATATAATGGTAAAGTGAAGGCTAATCAGAAAAGCTTCGAGAACCGTAAAGATAAATTCTTCTTTTATAAGCTATCCAAGAAACGGGAAGCTAGAGATATTATTCTCTCCAACATGGTTGCTGATTCCAATATGTGGATCGGCAACCTGTTAGACTCAAAGTGTGAGGAGATTTACCTCGATTGGGTGAAAAGGCAGCAATCTCTAACATACATATTCAAGTCTGATATTCAAGAGCTAGAAGAAGAGTTCAACTCGAATTTTACGGTTGAAGACGGACAACACCCAAGAATATTACGGCTGTACACGATGAATAGAATAAGCATTGAGACTCTGATTATACTTACAGATCTCACCAAATGCTTCCCATATTGGGAGAAGGAAATTAACGACACTATCGTGTTTCCTAACATCAGCCACACTGTTAAAAAGTATAAGCCCTTTCTCAAGTATGATAAGCATAAAATGAAAACTATATTAATTAATTCTTTTCATGCTTGTGATCGCGAAAGTGTATAAATAATCAGTCAAGAGTTGAAGCTAGTACTTGACTAATAAACCGTTATATACTATAATACATAACTTACACCGCGATACTTCGCATATACCGCATATCTAGGAGATATACATGACTAACTCGTTTTCCTCCCTTAAAAAGGGTCGCACATCTTCCTTCAATGATTTGAATGAACAACTCCAAAAGATGGGTCAAGGCCCACGAAAAGAAGATGACCAATACTGGAAACTCACCGTCGATAAGGCAGGTAACGGTTTCGCTATTATTCGATTCCTCCCTGCACCAGAAGGTGAAGATATTCCATTCGTGCAAATGTTTGACCACGGATTCCAAGGTCCTGGTGGTTGGTACATTGAAAACTCCCTCACAACTCCAGCTATCGGCAAAGACGACCCAGTTTCTGAGTTTAACTCGCAACTGTGGAACAATGGTACAGATGCTGGTAAGGAGCAAGCTCGCGATCAGAAACGTCGGTTGAGCTATCACACAAATATCTATGTGGTAAAGGATCCTGCTAACCCTGAGAATGAAGGTAAAGTGTTTCTCTACAAGTTTGGTAAGAAAATCTTTGACAAACTTAACAATGCAATGAACCCTGAGTTTGAAGATGAACGGGAAATCAATCCATTCGACCTTTGGGAAGGTGCTAACTTCAAACTGAAGGCACGTAAAGGTGATGGTGGATATCGCACTTACGAGCCTTCGTCATTTGATGGCCCTGCTCCAATGTCTGATCCCTCAGGCAACGAGATGGCTGATGATGATATGGAGGTGTTGTGGAAGTCTCAGCAC